CTGCGTATGTGACCAATAAACGAACAAATGATCTACACAGAGCAGGGTTGGTTTCCCTCTCTTCTCATTTATCCAATGTGTTGGTGCAATTATAATAAATTGGGCCATCTGGAAAGTCCTGCAGGGAGTGTCCCTGCATTTTAAAACCAAATGGATTCATCCATAAAAATGCAGGAGCATAGCTCCCCAACAACGACGTGCGACCTAGCACACCGCTCGACAGGGCCCCCTGTCGACTAGTTGTTGCCCCGATATCTTTTGTAACCCAAGGGCAGGGTTATTGTTCACATAGAAGTAAAAGGCGCCCCTACGCAGGAGAGATCTCATTGCGATAAAGGATGGGACAGCCAGTGAAGAAAAACAGGGTAAAATCTTCCCCAACAGATTTGTGGATGTGAACAATGCCCCCCGACGAAGCGGTAGGACCCACACCTGTTGAGTATGTGAGTACTTGAAGACGATTAGATTCGCCTCCATTGGTGAAATCAGCTGATGGTTCACGAGCAGTCGTAAAACGGACACCATTGTAGTATGGAGTTTCCACTTCAATAGTGTCATTGATGCCCAAGTTGGTTGTAGTTAATCCACCAGCACCCTGCTGACCTAAGCCGAAAGAAAGACGCTTCGTAGTTTCTTCTGCATCTGTATGGTCGAAGTCAGCTCCTGTTTTATACGCGGTTGAGGTGTACCCCTCTCGCGATACGAATGGTTGGCCTAAGGTACCTTCAAAAGTGTACTTAGTACGTGTACCACCACGCCAGCCTGCATAGCAGGGCATGAACCAATGATGATACGCGGGAACCACTACATTGCACGGGAATGTGTTTTCCACGTCAATGCCATTAGGGTCCCACCCAGGCCAGAAGCCCAATCCACGGTCGCGTATGTTGTTCAAACGCAGATTTCCTGTCGCGGGGACTGGAAGTGCTTCTGAACGCCACTTCACATATCGTCTTGTGAGTTCGCGGATTGAAGTCGGGGCTTCACCAAAGAACACATTGTACATGTTGTCAGCTACCGGAGTAACTGCAGCAATTGTGTCCAGAGTTTCGGGATCCGTAGGTTTATCGGTATCTCCCGGAGTTGTGGCAGAAAGATCAACCTCTCCAGATTGGGGTTCGTAGTTTTGATCCCCCTGGTCGTCCTCATTGTCAGGAAAGTTGGTGGGCATCCCATTGGGATTACCCGGACCTCCTTGATTTTGGACGGTAGCGGTTGGCCAAAGTGTGAGAGATTTCATGGAAGTAGGAGACGGTACTCCAAACTTGATATCATCACATGCTGAAACGAAGACGTTAAACTGGATGGGTGAATCCAGCGACGGCGACACTAAAGAGTTAAGAACATTGATCTCTAGCGTTCCATTATAACGTCCCGCAGTATCGTTGAGCAGACGATTAGTCCCAAATAGTACAGGGGTTGCAGCAATGGCGCTCGTACTGAGGAAGGGTTCAGCTTGTCCCCATCCAACAGTAATTTCAAAGTCATCTACTTCTGCCAAATCGATGACTCGAGAGTATACGGTGTTGTATTGTACCGTGGCTGGGTGCGCACGGGGATCCCACCGTATGAGAATCCTACCTTTATGAAAGTTCGATTTAACCACTTGAATCCTATACTTAATCGAACCTTGCCAACGGCCAAAGGGCACGGCCATATATGACATGGGAGTGGGGTGTAGTTCATCCCCATTCACATCATAAAGGTTTGGTGTCACTCGACAATTCCACAGAAGCGTGTCCGGTGCTTCGTTGGCGTTCATTGTGAATTGCGTCAAATAAGATTCGCGCATGGCAAACCTCTTGATATCCATCTGATCTTCTCCATCAAGTCCAACGGTCCTGGAGTCAATACAGATTTCTTGCTTTGAGTCAAGTGACAATTTGTGTACCGCATCTGCAGCATCAGTATTAGCCATATTTCCCGTAGGATTTGGCTTCATGAGCTGGATGTCAGATACAACAGGTGGTCGCGAATAGCCAAAGTGCACGGCCATGTCGCGAGCAGCACCCGCAGCAATTTGAGTAGCCCTTGCGTAAGGACCAATCACTGGAACATCGGTTAGTTTCCCGGCCGCATGTTCTATAGCGGAAGCAGGGGCTGAAATGATACCTTGCCCATACTCATCCAGACGCCCAGACTGAGGCGTATAATTTGCTGCTGTGAGAGTAGTTTGTGCAGTTGGCATCGTCAACACTACATCTGATGCCCAAGCATACACGGTGATGGTAACGGGGTCGTTACCTTCATTTGCATGTTGTAGATTAGTCATAGATTTGATAACTATCTCCCCCATGTCATTGCGGTCGGTGTTCGACAATGACAGATAATTATTATGCCAGAAAAAGGGTAGATCTAGCTGTCCTCCCATGTTGTTTGTGGGATTGAGGAAGAAGTGAGGTTTCTGACTAGCTTGAATGAGATCAACACTAAGGAAATTGCGTTCCACAGTAATCCCATCATAGCCAGAATACGGATTGTAGGATACCAAAGCACGACCATAATGAAAGCCAGTGCCCGATATAACCATCTTAACATGCAGTTTACTCCGGAAAAGCTCAAAGTTAGCAATCTTTTCAGCAACCCGAGGGTCATTGAGAAAGAGCTGCCATGGATTGAACTTCTCGAAAAGCGGTTGGCCAACAACCCAGGAATATGTTCCAATGACTGTTGGACGTTCCAAAAATGCTCCAAGCGATGAATCTGAAGTTTTTGCCAAATCCATTGTCGCGTCCGAACCAGAAGCGATCTTTGTACTCCAACCAGCGGACTGATCCGCAAAAGTGGTGATCTGCGCCCCAAGCGCCGGGTCACCTTCCTCCTGAATAGTGCCCAACGCTCCGCTCTGGGGCACGTACTCGTATGTTTCTTCTGGAAACGCTTCAACCCACATCTCGAGACAGGGGTCAAAGAAGAATCCGTCCGTGTTCCCTAGGTATTGAGAGACCCAGGACTCTTTGAAAAGTGTATATAAGTTAGTAATCCAATTTATTTTTCTCAAGGTCAGCTGCGCGGATCAGCACAACTGCCTTCAGTGGTTTACTGATGGCGACTTTACACCTGAAGCTAAACAGCCTCGACCACTACAGTCCATCAACTATGCAAGCAAGACACTCCTGGCAAAACCACAAACCAAGAAGGATCAGGTATCCAGTACATAGCACGCCTTTTGGTTTCTCCTTGGAGTAATGACGACCTAGGCAGGCCTCCAGACAGTTTTAAGACATGACGGTCTGAAGTTCCTTAAGCCCACTCGACAGTTGCAATGTCCAAGACATCTGCAAAGCGAGCAGGGAACCGAATCTCTCCTTCCACGTTCACGATGCCGAAGCCACGTTCAGTGAAAATCATAGAGTATACGGTGTAATTGGGGAAGAGGGCTGACATGACCTTGCCATACCTCAATGCTTGCGCCTTCACCTTATTCCAATGGGATTCATGTCTCCCTTGGACGCGCTTGCATTCAATTACTAAGATTGTGTTGTCCTCCATGTATAACAGATCTCCCACTCCAAACTGGGGGCAGATTACTGTGTACTCCTCAGCCAACGGTTTTCCCAAAACCGATTTCACGTCATCGAACAACTCCTGTTCATACCTTACAGAGACAGGAGTCTCGATTGTACTCATCGAACATACCGATGCTTCCCAAACATCCATGGGAACCATTTGCCGATACTTCATGATAATTTCCAGCGCTGTGCGAATGTTTCGGGCCACACGGGTGCTGTGTGGCATGCGCATAATGTATTGATGCCTAAGTTCATCATCGGGCATAGCAACCCAGTTGGGTACTTGTTTCCTCACCAACTTGGGGTACTTCACACCTTGATAAATCGGGTGTGCGGGATTTTCGAGGTCCACCATATCAGGACATTCCTCCAATGTTCCTGATTGAGGCTCATACTTCTCCTTCCAAGCCTCAACCCGAGCATCATAATCCTTAGCAAATTCATCACTTGTGATTCCCGCCTTACGGGCAATCTTGAGAACCTGCTCACGTCTCATCTCGAAGTGCGTCCTGCCGTAATAGAACCACTCCCTCAAGGCGCCTTCCAAGTTGCTCTTCGAAACTTCCAATGGACTGACCGTTTTGGAAGCCAAGATACTGTGCAACGACTTGAAGATACTGCTCTCATCTAACTGACCAACAAACACTCCGAGGTCAGGGTTAAAGCAGTCCTTCCTTTTCAAGAAATCAGCGTCAAACCTATTCATAAACGCCACAGGAGCTGATTCCTTATCGGGCATGGTGAATTTCATGTCATTGGCCTCTAAGAACTTAGCCATGGAGATATGATTGAATCTGTCATATCCCTCGCGAACGGATCCACGAGCGTCATCACCATAAGTAGCAAGCGCCACCAAGTCTCGCATACGAGCTGGCCTTCCTAGGCCCAACTCTTGTCCAATCACCACAAGTTCCTCCTTAGGATATACACTGTTGAATGCGAGTCTATGCAACAGCGAATTGACGATGGAGTTAAGGTACACTGTCATATTTTGACCGGATGGGTTGGTGCCCATAAGCCGAATCAAAGTACCGTTATACGCCACCAAGGGTGTACATACTTCAAACGCAATAACTTCCATGCGTTTCAAATCACACTCAGTGTAGTTTCCTGAACGTGCAGCCAATTGGATCATCACACCGAAAGCAGCGAGGGTTAGCTGCTCAGGCATACGCAGGTCATATTTAGAATAGTCGCCTGCAATAATCCTGTCATCACCGAATTGAGCCATAAACTCGGAGAGTTCATGCCATTCGGGACCATGGCTATTGATACCAACAGCACACTCTGCAACCAACGGGTTGGCTGACAAGAAGCGTGCTACGGGCAAGAAGTACATACGAATAAGGACTTGCAAAGCAATAGGTGCAGCTTGGAAAACTCGCACCTTATCCTTAGTTACCTTCGTAGGTTCATCCTTCAAGCTAGCGTTGAAGATCTGGTTCAAAGACTTACCTTGATCTGCTAACTCGAGGATGGCATCAACCTCCTCCCAAATTTCTGGAACGAAAGTACGTGGGCACGCGTGTGCCTCAGTGGGTTCCAGATCAATCACAAAGCCACTCTTCTTCTTCATGATGGGATATCCCATTGAAGTCGACATCTTCATGGAATCAATGAAGCGTTTTCCATCAATTCCTGAAACAACCTCAATGCGGTTCAGAGGTTTCATGTCGTTTTTCCAATATTCCTCCAATCTGTCAAACTCGTCGAACAATTCTGCTGTGTAATCACGCATAGCATTTTCAACATCAGCAGGGTCAAATCCGATCGATGGTTGACTGCAAACATCCAAAGAGGCAAACCACGGCCTCCACGTTCCTCCATCAGGTGTCTTGAATTGGGGTGGTCCCCATTGATTCTTGACTCCGGTAACTTCCTCCACAATAGGTGAGATCGGTGTCTCAACGACTTCAGAAGAATAAGTACTGCGACCAATAACAGATCCGTATACTGTCACGGCTGCTTCTTCTTTGTTGATAAAGTTGGTGGGGCATTTTGGATGAACGCCTGGGTTGACTACAATCTTTCTTCCCATAACGTCATCGTCCACATCACGAGCTTGCGGACCACATAAGAATGAATCGTTTTTCTTATGCAATGCATCAACAGCCTTTTTCAACTCCATACTAAGAACTGAGATTCCACAACCTCTGTCAGTTCCAGTAACACCGCCAATGTGAAACCCGATGATACATGAGCGTTTAGCATCACGGGTAATGGGTGACATACACATTCCGGCAAACGTTTTCCTGCTCCCCAAGCGATAGTGCGAGCCAGGGAAAGATAAGTGACCATTATTTAGTTCACTTACCTGGTTCCATGTGAGAAAATCTGAGAAATACTCTCCCTTTGCATCCATTCCGTACATCTTACAAACCAAGGGATGGACAGCATAGTTATCAGTGAAGAAAACGGTGGCATCCTTGAGGGGTCCAGTGTTGGGAACATAGACCGCAACAAGATCACCAACGCCTACTTGTGAAACCAATGTGGGATTAAGTAGGAACTTGATCTTACGAGAACAATACATAATTTCTGCCTTAGTGGTACTTTTAGGCAGAAAGTGGTGCGGGATCAGCACCACGTTTGTCTTCAACATGAAACACCCAGAGAACTGGTTGCCAACTACCATTTGACCCACAAGTGAGCGCATAGCGTTGAATGTTTCGTCATGATTTGAGAAGGAGTTCGCGGACGTTACAGGTGTTGGTGCTACCTGATCAGCCCACGGGTTTGACTCCTTATCACGTTGCTGGATCTCTGCAACGGATCGAGGAGCCAAGGATCCCTGTGTTCCGATGGACTTTCGGAGCGCTTTCACAACCTGCGCTGCTCCGTATAGAACACCCAACGATGCAAGCAACCCGCATGCGTAGTGCACATGCTTGTTGCGCGCCGACATGAATGCCTCATGCAAACTACCGTTTTGTTTCACGATAGCCTGGAAATAGGCCTCCTTCTTAGCTTCAACCAAGGAAGCATAACACAGCAAGAAGTATATAGCTGCAAGAAGAAGAGTCAAGAACGCACCTGAGTATGTAAGACGAGAAACCAACATCACTAAAAAGAATGTAACAAACGCAAATTTCTTCACGTAAGATGTCACATCTTCAGCAATGTAGTCCTGTCCGGCATATAGGATAGCAGACTTGACATAATCGTTGTCAATGAATTGGGTAGGGACCCAGTTCGTCCACTGAGCATAGGGTGACTGCTCAAATCCATTAATGAGACGCAGGAGATGCTTCACTGTAAAATCCTCTGCTTTTGTTTGCAGAACATTCGAGTGATAATGCGTCCTTACCTTAACAGACTGGACTTTTTGATGGATCACAGATGCGATCCGCTCTCCGAAGTGAGGTTCAACTTCGCAAGAGCAATGGGAATCAAGATTTCCACACCCATCGCACATCTGGATGATGTTCGACGGTTCCTTAAAGGAATCCACAATAATCCGCTGAGAGGCGAAATGTTTCCTACTTTCCACAACAAGATACTGGAGGTACTCATTGATGGAAATATCCTTTGCCAAGATTTCCCAAGAACTGAAGCTGTTCCCATCCCCAATGGGCTTCTTCAGCGTGATGTTCCAAATGTCATTGACCTTATCCAAGGTTCCAAACTCATCAATGACCTTCTGAGAGTCCAACATTTTGTCCGTTTCGAATTCCTTCTTCACGTTCAACTCAACATGCACATGTGCACGTCGCAAAACAGACATGGGACAGTTGGAGGTGATACCAGCATGGAGGTGTTCGACGTTTGTGGTGATAGTCAAACATGCTGGTTCAATGGAAATTTTCCCTTTATTGGCAATATCGGCCATGACTGCAGCTTCACGAATGTTGTTGCAGATTTTGATAATCCAATCTGATGGGGCTCCTTCCCAGAAGTTGGCTTTGGTGTTGCCATAGTCATCGATCTTAATTCCGGTAATATAGGAACGGTAGGTGGACATGTACTTCTCCTTCTCATTGAGGGTGACAATGTAATCAGAAGTCGAAGGACGATTATTAGCCTTCAAAACAGTTGCCATGGTTAGGTCTGCGAAGGTTGATTTTCCCTTACCAGAGTCCGCAAAGATCTTGACACAGAAAGGCGCCTCACGTAGGCCACCTCTCACACGAAGCGCTGTGAATTCGGCTTGCATCTTACTGAGCGCTTCCCATTTCACTTGGACAATTTTCTTCTCAGTACCTGAAGGCATTGTCTTATAGAGATCCGCAAGTTCATCAATAAGTGTAGTGAGCTCCTTATCGAATTGGGCTTCCGTTTTGCCCATGAACTTTTCAAGATTTCCGTTTCGAACATACTCAAATTCTGTGTTTTTCAGAATGTAGGCCTCCTCCATTTGAACTACCTTGGAGGAAGAGAAGAGAATGGGTTTAATGGACCCTTGGACAAAGCACTGGTAAGCACCCTCTGCAAAGAAGGTGGTTGTTTCAACCAATGCATCCAAAAGGTCAATTGCAGTAACTTGTCTTTCCATTGCTGCTACCGCAAAGAGTTCGAAATTGCCAAGTGTGACTTTCTTTGATTCAATGATTCCCATTGTGACCATAAGGGACAGGACACGAGAAATCTTAGAGAATGCAGGGGAATTCACAAGAAGTTTCCAATCGGTGAGACCGGAAAGCATTTGACTGAGCCACATGGGACGTTCACTACTTTGTGGCGTGACTCCATCAAATAGGCCGTCTGTAATCTGAGACAGCTGGGAGATGAGCGATTCTTGCGAATGTGTTTTAGCGTAAAGGGTAAGTACCGCTAGGAATCCTTTTGAAGAGGACACCTCACTAAGGGCCAAATAAAGTGCGATAAGACCCTCAATCTTCGACAACGCAACACTGGTTAGCTGCTGTTGCAGAAGAGGATAGATCCCTACGAATGAGGCAAAGGATCCGAAAGATTGTGGTGACATAACTGTTTCAACGTCAACCAGAAGGCGTTGTTTGGCCTCCATAATGCGCGAGTATGCGATCTCGCAAACGTGACTTGTTTGTTCGCTTTCGTCCTTGTTTCCGCTAATAATGTTGATTTGCATGATTATTTTGAAAACAAGTCTGGGGGTTTGATCAAAAGATTTTATTATTCAACAAGTCAGTTACCAAATTATGGACATAGTTCTAGTCTATCTCAATCGTTAGTCAGAGGTATTTAAAGGACGGGTGCTGCGAACAACCCTAGTAGCCCGGTGTAGACTACCTGAAATTATACTTGCAAAAACGATATATTGTTAACTTGTTCCAGTTCGTCGGATTAATGCAACCGAAAAGTCCCGATTGTTCCAACAAATAAAATGAAAAAGATCACGTTCAACCCTACTGCGGGTGTGATCTATAAATTCAGGGTTTATAAGTTGGTGGGATGACTTTTCGCAATACAAAACAGTCGTTTAGAAAAGAATCGATGTCAATCTTATTGATGACGTGGTAAATAAAAACTTGAGAGTGGATGCTTATGTGATCAGCATGAGCAAACGTAACGCTCTCTAAGTTGACGATTTGTTATGTGCTAGACCATTGTCTAGTGAATTACGGGTACATAGTAACCAAGTACCAAAAGAAATAAAGGTTAAGATGGTACGGTCTTAACCTAAAGCGTATGTGTAAGCGTATCGTGCTTGGACGTATGAAATATAATTTTTGAGTGTAATCATCTATAGTTAAATGTGAGATTAGAGAGTAGTATTAGTACTCTTCTAACCTGATAATTATAACGTACAAATACTACTACAAAGCGTGCGGCAACTAGCCGC